AATATTGAATTAATTTTTTTTTTGTTTAGTTTTACGTCTTGTTTTACGTCTTGTTTTTTTCTTTTTCTTTTTAGAACCACCTTCATAGTCTCCTTTTCTATATGCGGCATCTATTACATTTGGAAAGAGTAGATTTTTAAGACTTAAGGTCGGAATACTTAAACCTGGTATATTAAAATTCTTAAGTATTTGGGTAATAATAGAAGTATATTTTATTATCAGGTCAATAAATGGTTTTAATCCAGGTATTTTTTCCAAAAACTTTAAATCAATTGAAACACCAAACATAGATAAAAATATTGTTATTGCGATAGTTCCTAAAATACGCATAGGAATGAAATATAATTTTGTTCCGGACTTAATAAGTTTGTCCACAGATTTACCAATATTAACATCACCAGGAAATAAAAGATATATGCCCTCTTGCGTGATTTTATAAACTTTGACTCCTAATTCTTTTGTTTTATTAATAAATTTAAGTGGATTTAAGTTTAATTGATCTATAATAGATTTTCCAACTTCAATAGAAGCTTTTGCGAAGTTTTCAGCGTTTCTAGCAGCTTTTTCATTATATGGAGCGGTGGCATCAATAAGTTTTTTCTCTAATGTGTTATCTGTTATTTCTGTAGCACCCGCGAGAGTAGCAGCTTTTCCCCCTTGCATATCATAATCTTTAATTTCAATACTCTTGGCTTCTTGATTAAAGTCCAAATCATCATCACTATACATAGCTTTGTTCCCCAACCACGTATGCCTACAGGCATTACTACAAAATCCGTGTGATTTTCCGTTTTCATAGGCTTGGGTTGCTGGTCCTTCTTCTACGTAATAATTGCCTTTGCAGTGAAAACACATCGCTGGTTTAATAGCTCTTCTTTCTTGTTGTTGTTTTTCTTCCTTTTCATCACCTATAATTTCTTCTAGTGGTATTAAACTCATGATATATATTCATTAGAAAATTATGAACCGCACATTAAACAATCTTCCTCTTCGTCTACATTTGTAGACATCTTATCAGGCTCAATAGTAAATTGCTGAGGAGCTGCTTTTGCTTTTGTACGTAAATAATATATACCTGTCTTAAGTCCTTTCTTCCAAGCAAACATATGCATAGCAGTAAGTTTCTTATATGTAGGTTCTTTCATCCATAAATTTGTGCTTTGACTTTGACATATAAATGCACCTCTATCAGCAGACATTTCTAAAAGGTGTTTCATAGGAATTTCCCAAACAATTTTATATTTTTCTTGTAATCCTTTTGGAATTCCTTTAATATTTTGGACAGAACCACCTTGTCTAATAATACTATTTTTGATATCATCTGTCCATAACCCTAAATCAATTAGTTCTTTAAGAAGAAATTTATTGATACATACAAATTCACCGGCAATTGTTCGTCTAACATAGATATTACTAGTGAATGGTTCAAAACATTCATTATTTCCTAAAATTTGTGAAGTAGAAGCTGTGGGCATCGGTGCGAGCAATAGAGAATTTCGCAATCCGTGTTCTTTTATATTTAATTTCAAACTATCCCAGTCATAGCGATTGGAGGGAGTAACATTCCACATATCAAATTGTAAAATACCTTGACTTGCGGGAGAACCATTAAAAGAACTATACGAACCTTCTTTTTTTGCTATTTCCATACTGGCTTCTAAAGCACCATGATACATAGTTTCAAAAACATTTTTATTAATTTGTTTTGCTAGATCACTGTGAAAAGGAATGTCCATTTTTGCGAAGGCGTCCGCCAGGCCTTGAATTCCAATACCAATGGGTCTATGTTTTTTATTACTATTATCTGTTTTATTTGTAGGATAATAGTTTATATCAATAACATTATTTAAGTTATATGTAACAATTTTTGTAACTTTATGAAGCAGGTCATAATCAAAAGAATTTCTAAGAAGACTTAAGGTATTATCATATCCACCTATCTTTTCGTCTCCGTGTAAGAGTAAAGGTAAAGTTTCAACATTGAATTGTTTTTTATAATCTTCAAATCCATCAGGTTCTATCATAATTTGCGTGTATTCGATATTTTTCTTTTTAAGTAAATATTTCAATAAATCACACCATTTACAATCATTTTTTGTATAAACAGTTATTTTTTTAGTAAAGGGAGACTTTGTTTCTTTAATGAATTTACTTAGTGCTATAGAAGCCAAATTACATACAGCTGTTTCATTTTCATCGCTATATTCTATAATTTCGGTGCATAAGTTACTAGATTTAATAGTTCCAAGATTTTTTTGGTTAGATTTTTTATTACAAGCATCCTTATAAAGCATATAAGGGGTGCCTGTTTCAATTTGACTATCTAGAATTTTAAACCAGACATCTCGTGCTTTAACTGTTTTGATACCTTTTCCTTCGGTTTCATATTTAGTATATAGTTCTTCGAATTTATCACCATAACAATCACTAAGACCTGGACAAACATCAGGACACATAAGAGTCCAGTTAGCATTTTGACTAACTCTTTTCATAAATAGGTCAGGTATCCATAGAGCATAAAACAAGTCGCGTGCTCGCATTTCTTCATCTCCGTGATTCTTCTTCATTTCTAAAAATTCAAAAATATCACCGTGCCATGGTTCAATATAAATAGCAAATGAACCATGTCTTTTTCCACCTCCTTGGTCTACATATCTGGCCGTGTTATTAAATACACGTAGCATGGGAACAATACCATTACTAGTTCCATTTGTCCCTCTAATATGTGAACCGGAAGCCCGAATATTATGTATATGTAAACCAATACCACCTGCCCATTTAGAAATAGCAGCACAATCAGATAATGTGTTATAAATACCTTTAATACTATCTTTTTCCATAGCAATTAAATAACAAGAACTTAATTGTGGTCTAGGAGTTCCAGCATTAAAAAGAGTAGGAGTGGCATGTGTAAAATATTTTTTACTCATATAATTATAAGTTTCTTCTACCTTTTCCATATTATCTTTATGGATCCCAATAGCCACCCTCATCCACATTTGTTGAGGCCTTTCAACAATAATTTTATTAATACGCAATAAATAAGCTCGTTCCAAGGTTTTAAATCCAAAATAGTCAATAAAATAATCTCTTTCATAATCAATCATTGATTGAATTTTTTGTTTATTATTTTTAATGATATTAAATTGTTCTTTTGAAATGATTGGATGGTGAACTCCATGGACATCCTTGAAATCATATAATTTTTTTGATACTTTATACATATCTTGGTTTGTATTTTTATGATGATTAGAAATAAGAATTCTACTTGCTAAAATACCATAATCTGGATGGGTAGTCGCAAGTGAGGCACATTGTTGTGCTGTTAGTTCATCAATTAATATTGTAGATATTTTATTATATAATCTATCGATAATTTTCTGTACTAAACTAGTATAATTTACACTAAGTTCGTTTTTTCCAAGAGCTTTTAGCCTTTTGAGTATTTTATCAAAAGAAATATTCTCTGTTTTTCCATTTCTCTTAGTTACACAATCTTCAGTATTCATAATATAAAGTAATTTATATTATAAATTTTAAGTTGTTGTTTTAATTTAATAATTAAGTTTTTTGAAAAAAAATAACAATATAATTATATAATGAAAAATGTATTAAATAAACTCTTATTTTTAGGTGCTATTTTATGTATGGCTTTAGTATTATCAGGTTATACTAAAGAAGGTTTCGAGTGTTCTCTAAAGAATTATCCAAATATTTATCAAGATGAATTAATAAAAGGTTCAAAGTTAAATGCAGGTAAGATGTATCAATTTAGCGAAGCTTTAAAGGAAGATGAAAATAAAAATGTTGTAGAACCGGGTTTTAATTGTCGCCGTGTTGGATTTTTTTGTTCGTCTCTTAATTAGTTTTTTTATCAAATGATTCTGTTCTTACTTTAATTACAATATTTTGATTTTTATCTATTTTTGGACTATCAATCAAATCACATTCGGCAAATAAATTTTTTGTTTTTTCATGTAATAAATCAAGTGATGTAGGTGTTAGTTTCTTTTTTCTCTTACTTTTAGGCTTGCGGTGTTCATAACCTTCGATGCGTTCTTTTTTAATTGTATCCCAAATACCTTTCATTTTTGACTGGGCATAACTAAACCAATTTCTATTCCTAGGAACCAATACACACGAATAATCCTGTAAATACCAATAAATTTTACATACAAATTCCATATCAGTTGTTTCGTCTAAAGTTTTATTATACCAAATATCAAAGTCATCTTTTGATAAATCTACGGGTGGATACTTATATACAGGTTGTTCGCCATCATAAAATCTGATAATAATTCCCTTTCTTTTTTCATTTGAAGTTCTAGAGAAACTATTGCCGTCTGAATAATATTGTTCCTTATTTTCATATTGTTTAAATACAGTTTCTAAAAAGTCACATTCGTCAAAATCCCATACTTCCATTTGCATTTGCATTTGTATCCAATATTCTTTTTTTGGGATTCCTGTAAGTTGCCTTGTAGTTGGATTTTTAACCTCAACCATTCTACCATATCTATCATTACCTTCTTTAATGTTTATACCATCAGGAGAAGCCAAAAGATATGGATAAGATTTATGAGCCATACAACCAAACTCACCCACTACCGTATTATAATCATATTCATAATGCATAATAGATAATGGTTCAAATAAATGACCGTTATGAAATGCTGTTGTAATATTTGTTGATTTAGACAGTCTCATATTCATCGGTTTACATTTACTATAAATTAAACTATTTTGCATGGATTGACTATCAACCGCTTTCCAAATATCACTAGCAGATAATCCACTTCGACGAAATTCAAACCACTCTTTACTTCTTTGTTCTAATTGTGGCGTATTCAAATATTCGTCAAGTAATTTTTTTACCTTTTTATTATTAGGCTTATTAATTATAGTTGTATTGCTATAAGACCTAAATGCGTTGTGTTTATAAAAGTAAATTTGAATAGCATCCCATACTTGTCCCTCTAGATCAAAACTAGACAAATCTATAGCATTATAATATGTTTTATTTATGGTATCCAATACTTCTTCAAATAATAGCTCGTCAAAGTGTTTATCACTGTAAATATGAATGTTATTTGTTAATATATCATTTATAAAATAACAAATACTTTCCTTAAGATCATCTATATCTTTTTCATTTACTTCAATATCTTTCACCCCTATATCGTCGATAATATCTTTAAGTAATTTTAAATCGTTCCAGAAGACATTAGTCATTATTAGTAGTATATATAATTTATTCTTTATTATTATTATCAATTTTAGTTTTTTTTCGCCTAATTTTCGTAGTTTTGTTTTTAGGTTGACTCGATTTAGATATTTTTTTTTCAGCCTTGCGCAATGTAAATTTTCTAGAACTATCATTATATGATAGTGCTGGGATAGATAAGATTTTATTTGTTTTAATACAATAAATAACATCTTTAGTTTTTTGTAACTTTTTCCTCTCTAAACAACTTAATAAATAACGCTTTAATACGGCAGTCTTTTCAGGGGTATATTTTTTTTCCTTTGAAAATTCAAGTATATATTGGTTGATTTTTTTTAATTTAGTTCCATTACCTAGTTTTGTCCAAGGTTTATTTATATTCATTTCTAGTTCCTTTTCTAAAAATCGTTCTATATTACTTGTATTAGGAGTTGTCTCGTAAATTTTTGTATTATTATTTAATAACATTGTTTGATACTTAATATTTTTTAATTCAAGACATTCTTCTTTTTTTATTTTTTGTTCTTCAGCCATGTATATATATTTGTTCTTAAGAGTTTATATCCATTTTTTATAGTATTGTTTTAATTTATATGAAGTCTATTAAAATTATTGGTAAGAGAAATGTAGATAGTTTTAAACCCAAGGAAGAACGAAAAAGAAAAATATTAAATAATGTTACTGAAAAAAATGAACTAATAAAAATTAACCAACATACTCTGATTAAAAAATTATGTGCCGGCGAAGAATTTACTGGAAATAGTTTTGTGAAAAAAGAATTGGAGAGAAAAATAAAAAGCTATAAAATGCAAGATATAAAAAAAAACAAATTAAATGAGGAAAAATTAATAAAACTTGACGAATGTATCGACAAGTTAGTATTATCCAAGATGAAATGCTATTATTGTAATGAAGACATGTTACTAATATATGAAAAAGTTAGAGAACCAATACAATGGACCTTGGATAGACTTGATAATAATATAGGACATATAACAGAAAATGTTGTTATTTGTTGTTTGAAATGTAATTTAAAACGAAGAACTACAGATGATAAGAAATTTAAATTTAGCAAGCAAATGAAGATAATAAAAAAAAATTAATATAAATTAATAATATAAATGAGTGGAAAAGTACCCAAAAGAGTATCAAGTGAAAGAACAGCTGGTTCTAGAGAAGGAACTAGAATTGTAAATGGAGTAAAAATGAATGAAGGGGCTGTTCTTTTAGGTCTAGTCGGTAGCGTAGGACATAGTAGAACAACTTGGAATACATTAAAAAAAAAGTCATTTACTAGTGAATTACAAGTAGATTGTAAAGAAGGTAAAATCCCCCAATCCACATGCAAAACTATTACAAATAGTATGAAATTATTTTAAGATATTCTAAATTTACCATATATACTTCTATATTGTAAATTACACAAATTCTTGTATCTAGGCATAATTTTATAATGAAATTTTCTCCATAGATTTTGAAATTTTTCAATTCCATTATGTTTAACACAGAAATCTCTATTTTTAAATCTATACATAATCACGGGGCTTATCTTAGATTGAAATGGAATTTCTTTATTATAATCTACACATTCAATAATTCCATCGTAAATTAAGTCTTCTCTATTAAAACTTAGTTCTACAAAATTTTTAGTATTAAAATAATTAATACAATCTTCTTCTCCGCAAGTAATTCCATGTTGTTCTTTATTCCATTTTCGGAAAACGGCAAGAATAACTTGGGGTGGGTATGTTTCACTTAATTCTTCCATGTTGTAATAATGATACAATTATTATGAGTTAAATTATTTCAATTTTTTAATTACAACATATAAATGAGTAAAAAAGTTCGTTTTATACAACAATATAAAATTAAAATATGGACACCTAAAAAAAGCGAAGAATACAATAAAACAAATAGGTTTGAACGCATAGATACGAGAAAAGAAATAATACCTATAGAACAAGAGTTAGTACAAAAACATGAAACAAATTATGAAATAAATACACGCGAATTAAATAGCAACCGAATTACAGAACGAGACAAAATAGTAAAATTAGGAAACCCTTTTATGAAAGAAAATAATTATTTAGAAGATTTAAGAGTTCAAGATAAATTTTTAAGACCACAAAATAGTAATATAAGTAGTAGAGATAATAAGTATTTAAAAACAGATTAAAATATTACACTATATGAGTTCAGGATTATCAACACAAAATAGTCTATTATTAAAAAAATTATTAGAGTTTTATAACAAAGATGGTAATATGGAAAAAATTTTACCCATAATTAATGGAGAATCTCTCATTTCATTAAGACTTGTAGATTGGTTTGCCACAAATTATTCTAAGAAGTATTATACCGTATATTTACTTAAGGATAATTATGAAATAGAAAAACGATTTAAGGTATATATTGATTACAAATTAAAATTAAAGGCGTATAGTAAAAAAAGATTCGACCCGTTTTGCCGATGGGATAGAATTACCATTCCTTATAAAAACGATTGTGTAATCCAGACAACTATTGGTCAGTTAAATTTCTTCAAATGGGTATTAGAATATAAAATATTAGATTATATTGAAAAAAACTTTAATGAAATAAAAAAAGACCAAGACAATAGAAATAGCACCGCAAAAAATAGAAAGGTAAAAATAAAAAAAACACGAAAAAAACGAGAAGAGTTATCTATTTCTGCTTCAAAAAGCATTAAAAAAGAGAAAGTAGAAATAATAGTTGATTTTAAGTAAATTAATTTTATATAATATAATTATATATGAAATTAATATTGATTTTAGGAGTTACATTATTAGTTGTTCTTATATGTCAAATTTATATGAGTTTAAAAGATAAAGAGGGGTTTAGCAACGAAACATTAGAAGCTGGAGAACGTGCTTTTTTAAATAAACAAGATGATTATTGGGGATTAAGAAGTGTGGGAATTGGAGCCGGTCTTTTAAAAACAAGCCCTGATGTAAATACATGGTTAAAATTAGACAATAATAAAGATTTACAACAATTTACACCTGAAATAGGAGGAAGTCAAAGTGAAATGGATAAAAAAATTACAAAATGTAGAGTATTATCTAGTTGTGATCAACTTCAGGAAGGAGACCAAGGCGAGTGTGGATATTGTGCGTATGATAAAGAATTTAGATATGGTGGAAAAGAGGGACCAACGCCAGATGTTTGTCCGAAAAAAGCCTGGACAAATAATAGAGAGAAATGCAAGGAGTTGCGTGAAAAAGAAATATGTTCAAATGTAAAAAGTTGCGGAGATTTATACGGCGAATCAGCTGATGTTTGTGGATTTTGCCCAACTACAGGGACCGGAATGGCCAAAAAAGAAATAGGAGATAAGTTAATGCCCAAATATAGCGATGATGTTTGCGGTGGTGATGGAGCTGGTCTATTGTCTGCTGATAAATGTGGGCAATTTTTAAAAGATCATCCGTGTATTACTCCATATTATTTATCAGGGCCTCATAGTGCTGCCTGTGTTAGAAAATTGTGGAAAAATTCTGGATGTACAAATAATACTTTATATGGAAAAACTCCTCAGAAATTAGGCGAATCTATTAAAATGCCTTATAAAGATGCTGGTAACATTATGAATGATACTAATAACTCTACACGTTCAAATATATATAATTCGGCAATTCAAAATAGTGATTTATGTTTTGGTAATCATGATAATATTGATCCATGCGATCCAAAATTCAGTAAAGACGGTATCCCCCATCCTGAATGTTTAAAACGTGAATTTTTAAAAGTAGGGTGTGATACAAATGGAACAGGATATAAAAGTATAGCTCAAGGTGTTTATGGTTCAAAAAATCATGTAGGCAAGGTATCGAAATATAGTAAAGACCAGATAAGTTGGAATATTCCAGGATTTAGTTATCCGTTATCAAGTTCAACAAATGCTGATAGTTATAAGAATACAATTAAAAGAGTAAATAAATTGATGGTGGAAGCAGGAGATTATGAGACTCGTGCGGACACATCAATGATCTGTCTAGGAACTACACCTCCACCCCCACCTCCTATAACAGCAGGATGTACAGTAACAAAATTACTATATCCAATAAAATACACAGGAACAGTTACAAAAATGAATGGATCTACTTGCGATATTATGTGGACAGAAAGCATTAATTTAACAACAAATAAAAAAGAAGATAGAACATCTATGGATAGAAATACACAGGCGGCTGTATTTGGTTGGCCAGCAATTGATCCAACAGGTAAAACAAGTCTAGAAACTAGATATACAAAAGGTCAATTGGCGATAAAAGAAGCTTGTGGAGATATAAAATCAGGATGTAAAAGAACTTGTCAAGAAACAATACAAGATGTATTATATAAATATCCTCCACCCCGCGATTGTATCGTAGGAAATTGGGGAGGTTATAGTAATTGTAGCAAAAGTTGTGGCGGAGGAGACCAATATAGAACTAGACCCGTATTATACAATGCTAAATTTGGAGGAAAACCGTGTCCTATTACAAAACAATATAGAGTTTGTGCACAGCGGCCGTGTTTAAATCCAAATTTTATCGAATAATTAATATGTATTTTAATTAAATAATATATTAATATAATATAAAATGTTAACAAAACTATTGTTAGTAGCGTCTGCATCACAAGGTATAGTTGGAATTTTAGCAGTTAGCATAACAGTATTAGTATTTTCTATAATAGGATTAATACCAGGATATGCTTGGAATATAGTGGCTTTATTAGGAGTAATGCTTATTTATATAAAAAATTATAATGATACAGAGTTATTTATAATTTATTCCTTGTTTTTTATATCTATTTTAGGATTGTTAGGACTTTTTGATTCAACTATTAAAAACAAAAAAGAGGGGTTTTATGTAAGAAATATGAGATTAATAAGTCCAAATATAAAAGCAAAGCAATGTCAAGATGCTTGTGAAGCAGATAGAGAATGTAAATATTCCATAATGCCTTTAAATACAAGCGAAGCTTTTCCAGCAAAAGAAAATAAGTGTTGGTTATCATATGGATTGTCTCAAAAAAAATTTGGAAATAGTAGTTCAGGATATGACGTTTGGAGAAATAAAAAGTATAAAGAACCGATTGTTATTAAAAGAACGTTTGATTGGCCAAACTGGAATGTTGGTAGAGGTGGGTTTTTTAGTGGAACCGTTGTACAAACAACCCCTAGTAAACCCGATAATATAACAATAAGATATGAAAGGTTTGCACCAATGTATCCTAAAAATTTAAATTTTTCTGCTGTTTTGAAAGATCAAGGTTGGGGAAGCAAAACGAAGGGCATTTATATTAGATTAGAAGGAATGAATGGAGAGAATATACATCAAGTTGTATTAAAGGCACCTAGATCGGTAAGAAATATAAGAAGAAGAAGATGTGAGTCATATAGATGTGGAAGTTATTGGAAGTGGTGGCCACCTGGGTGGAGACCAAGATATTGTCCGCGATGTTATTATTATTCACAATCAGTGGCAGGTCCAATGATATCCGAGTCTGAGTATGTTCCTAATTTACCAAACAAATTAGTATCAGCAGTCCGTGTTTGGGCACAAACACGGGGTCAAGGACACAGTTTAATGGGTTCAAAAGTCTCTTATAGTTTAACAGCCTACACAAAGTAATTATTATTTTATATAAAATATAATAATAATAAAATATATACAAATGAAATCAAGTTTAGGATATATTGTAATAGGAATTTTTGTAGTAATATTAGCAATAAGTTGTTTTATGAAACAACCAGTTTCTTTATATGAAGGATTAGATAATAATGCTTTGTTTGGCGAGGCTGATACTAGACAGACAAATTATTTAAAAACACAAGATAAGTATTGGGACCATCGTAAATTCCCCCAATCAGCCCCGGGTTTATCTAATGATGTAAAATTTAAAAAATTAGATTCAGAGCGTAAAAAATTAGAAGAGACAAACCCTTCAGCACATGTTGCTGTTAGTGATATTGGAAAAAAAATAGAGAAATGCAAAATAATCAATAAAACATTTAATTGTGCTGAGGTTACTCAGGAAAGCGGATGTGGTTATTGCTGGGAAACAAATAAAATTATGTATGGTGATGCTAATGGACCTGTTGCCGATGTATGTAGTAAAAATTGGGTTAAACCAGGACCAGAAGCAGCATTTCAGTGTCAAAAAATTAAAGAACAGGCAATTTGTAAACAGATGAAAGATTGTGGTGATACAGGTGGAGAAAAAAGTATTTGTGGTTGGTGTCCAACAAAAGCAAAGGGAATGGTAAAAAAAAATTTACCAGGTGGTGGATTTGGAACTAAATATGACGATGATAAATGTAATTGGAAAGAAGAACTAATAGCAGCAGGTGATACGCGATTTGTTGAGAAAAAAGACTTAACAACTAAATTGCCAAGTCAATTTGGATCGAGTCGTAAATGGCACGATAGAGATGGTAAAACTTATGATTGTGAAAAATATGCTCAAGGCAATAATTGTAAGTCATGGGGAAATGGTTATACTTATCAAAATTTGACGGGAAATAAAGCATGTGTAGCTTGTGGTGGAGGAACTACTGGTTTTGATTTTAAAGGTGATTTGTTATATGGTGCGGAACAATGTAAAAAATTTGAAGAAAAATTTCCTTGTTTAACACCTACCTGGAAAACAGGTCCCCATAGCCAGAACTGTTTAGATAGTTTGTGGAATCGTTCAGGGTGTAATGGAAATTTAAACGAACGGGTATATGATCAGGATGATTATAATTGGTGGAATAGTCATTCTTACATTTTAGTCGGAGATAATATGAAACAATATCCCAATTATGCTAATAATGAAAAAGATTATAAAAAGTCAGACAAATATACTCAAAAATGTTATGGTAAGCCTGTAGATCCCTGTGAAACAAGGTTTAATCCTCGTCCACCACAATGTTCAATTAAAATATTTAAACAACAGGGATGTACAGAAAATGGCAAATATTACCCAGATAATAAAGAGAATTGGTTATCAACCGATACTCAATGGGAAAAGGGTATATCAGATTCAAGTTATTGGTCCAATAATACGTTGGCAAATAAGGTAAGAGAAATACGTGATGCTTTTTCTCGCGGAAGCCAAAATCCTAAATCTAATTTTAGTGAGTTAATTGATAAAAGTGAACAATGTTATGGAACTAAACCAGATATTCCTTGGTCCAAACCGTGTTGGCAAGATTTTATCGAAATGATGACTGTAACTGATTATATCATACTAAAAGAAGGCGCGTTAAATTTTTCTGGAAATAGTGGGGGTGGATTTAAGTCTTTATTACCAATTACGAATACAAATAAAACTTGGAAATCAGGTATGGCGTGGAAACCAGGATATAATTTGACAAAAGAAATGTATGAAAAGGAATATTTTCCTTTTTGGCTTTTTGTTAAAACAAATAAAGAGGTTTGGAATGGTAAATGGTTAGAGTTTAAACAGGGATGTTTAGATGTCCCAGGAACAAAATTAGGAGGAGACCCCACAAATGCGAGTTGGAAAGGTTGGAATGTTTGGGGAAATAATGCTCCTGAAGGCCAGGGAGATTGTGATAGCGATAGAGATTGTGCTGGTAATTTAAAATGTGCTCAAAATCCTTCAAATTTACCAGGTGTTAAAAGTAATGGTCTGTTAGGGGGAGGGAGAGATTTTTGTTATGACTATAAAAAATATGGATTACCAAGTAATGGTGATTATTTATTATTTATGGAAGGTTCACCATTTGTAAATGCTATACCAAGTAAATCAACAATAGGTGCTGCTAACAACAGTGGTCGTTACTTTAAGGCGGGTAGTAATTTTATTTTAACAAAACAATCTTATTTACAAGAAGATTTCCCATATTGGAAATTAATTCGTATTTCTAAGTCAAATTAATAAATTAAATAACTTAATAAAGATATTTTAAGTTATTTAAATATTATTGTTATGGATTATATATATCAACTATTTATGGGAAATACTACATCTACAAGAAAGGTTAATTTTGAGGATGTTCAACATTCTATGAAAAATAATTCTAAATTTATACTTATTAATACGTTAAATAGTTCAAGGCAAGATGTATTAATAAAGAACACGATACCAATTAATAAAGAAGAAGAATTAATTAACAATTTGATAAAATCAAATCAAAATGTAAATATAATAGTATATGATGAAAACGCAAGTGCTCCTAATTTAATGAAAAAATATGATCAATTAATCGGATTAGGCTTCATTAATGTATTTATATATCCAGGTGGATTATTTGAATGGTTATTATTACAAGATATTTATGGATATGAAAATTTTCCTACTACAAAACACGAAACTGATATAATAAAATTTAAGGGAAAATCTATATTTAATAATTATTATTTAACAAATGATATCGATTAACAAGTTACCATAGTATGAAGATAATCATCGCATAAAAGTCCACAATATTTTTTAATAAATGTTGGTATTGCTAAGTCCCAAGTATCTGGTATTTCATTTATAAATTCTCTATTTCCATTTAATTTTAAAACAGGAATTTCGCTACTATTTAACCATTCTTCATGATAATTGTGACAAGATTTTAAATACGATAAAGGGATTTCTTCTCCCTTTCTATTACGAATATTAACTCTTTCTAGTGATTTTTCAGGTTGTGCTGCTACATAAATAATTCCTGAAAATGGAAATTCTTTTATAAATTCATCAAACCATTTTAAATATATTTGATATTCGATTTCATTCATCGTTCCATTTTTATATAACATCTTCGCAAAAACATTTTTATCCGTATATACTGACCTTTCACAAATAATAATACTATTATTATCGCACGTTTTTATTAATTCTTTTAGTTGATGAACTCTTGAAATATAAGCCATCATTTGAAATGGAAAAGCATATTTTGTTTGATTTTCATAATAATTTTCAATAGTATTTTTACCATTTTTATCTTTTATACTTTCCCAAATATCTACAGGTTCAGGTAAGTAATGTATATTATAATTATTAAAGTTTTTATATTGGGTTTTCATTAACTTAATAAGAGTAGATTTTCCACTTCCTATATTTCCATCGATTGTAAAGATATGCATTGTTATAATTTATTAATATAACTTATTATTTAATTCAATTTATTAAATATGTAAAATTGAATTAAACATATACAGCATAATTTATATTAAATACAATTATGGATCTTACACAGCAAAAACTTGTTAAAAGTGAATGGGAATTTTTAGAGGTTCCTGTTGATAGCAAGGAAAAAAATATATTAAGTATTATTTATAATGCTTATGGAAATACAAGTTATTCTAAAAATGATTCGATGAGTCTTCTTGGTTTTATGAAAATATCAAACGAAGATGATTCCTTTCATTATTATTTATATGAAGAATATTTTAAAACGATGTGTAAAAAAATTATAAAAAAATTCGAACTTGATATAAATATTACAAGGCAAAATAGGAAAAAGAAATCAATTAAAAAGGCAGATATTATACGGATAAAAAGTTTATCAAAAAAAATCGACGACATAAAGGATGTTATATTCGAATTTATATTAATTCAAAATATTTATCAATTCTTTAATAAAAATTATAATAGTAAAAATTACTACAGTCTAACACAATTGATGAAAAATAAAATCCCATTTACTAATAAATATGTCTTACTTTTGGTAAATGAAGTATTAATTAATTATAAAAATAAAGTAAGCAAAAAAATGTTGATTAAAAATGCGTTAAGTCATATTGAAAAAAATGTTGATTTATTTAAGTTCGCTGATATGAAACTATATTCACACCAGGCAGATTTATTTGAATCTGCGTATAGAGAAGGGTCTAAACTTATATTATACCAGGCTCCTACTGGAACAGGTAAAACTATGTCTCCTGTTGGATTGGCGAAAGGAAATAAAATTATATTTACTTGTGCGGCAAAACATATCGGGCTTCAATTGGCCAAGGCATTAATTAGTATGGAAATACCGATTGCGATTGCTTTTGGTTGTCTAGATGCGGCGGATATTAGACTTCATTATTTCGCGGCAAAAGATTATGTTAAAAATAGAAGAACCGGTGGTATTTTTAGAGTAGATAATAGCAACGGTGAAAAGGTTCAAGTTATTATTACAGATATTCAATCTTATCTACCAGCTATGAATTATATGTTAGCATTTAATGAACCTGAAAAAATTATTTGGTATTGGGATGAACCGACTATTACGTTGGACTATGATAGTCATCCTTTTCATGATATTTTACAAAAAAACTGGAAAAAAAATGAAATTCCAAATGTTGTTTTATCTTCGGCTACACTACCCAATAAAGAAGATATCATGCCTATGACTGCCTATTTCAATAATAAGTTTAAAACTAACAACGTTGAAGAAATCATTAGTTATGAATGTAAGAAATCAATACCAATCTTAGATGCTAATGGAAACATCGTTATGCCCCACTTTCTATTTAAAAAATTTAAAAAACTCAAGAAATGTGCTAGACATATTGAGAAAAATAAGACAATATTGAGACACATAGATGTAAATGAAATGATAAAATTTATATTATATGTAAATAAAAATAAATTTGTAGCAAGTCAATATATGATAGATGCTTATTTTGATAATTTTGAAGACATAGAAATTATTAGTTTAAAAGTATATTATTTGAGATTATTATCATTGGTAAAAGACAATTGGGATAAAATATATAATCATTTTCAAGTTAAAAATAGAAAGATGTACGATTCCGTTATTAAAGTGACTACAAATGATTCTTATACTTTGACTGATGGTCCAACAATCTTTCTAACTCAAGATGTAAAAAGAACTGCTATGTTCTATTTAAGAGTTAGTAATATTCCTGAAGATGAACTTGATAAGATTTTGGCTGTTATGGATGAAAATGAAGATTATATGTTAGAATTAGAAGAAGTTGAAAAAGAGGAAGAACAACGCAAAGACAAGATTGGAACTGAAACATTAGGTAAAGATCATTCCAAAAATCTAAAATCAGATGAATTTAAATTTTATCAAGCATATTTGAAACGAGTAGCATATTTGAAAGCGAAGATACAAAGCATAGAGCTAAGTAGCAAATATATACCCAATAGCGAAGCTCATATTAGAGAATGGTCAAAGGAAAAGGACACTAATAAATCATTTACTAGTGAGATTGACGATGAAATTGTAGAAAAAATTATGTATTTAACAATCGATAAAGAATGGAAAATCCTATTATTAATGGGAATTGGTGTATTTGTAAAACACGAAAACAAAGATTATATGGATATTATGAAAAAATTAGCAGAAGAACAAAAGTTGTATTTAATTATAGCATCAAGTGATTATATTTATGGTACAAACTACCAATTTTGCCACGGGTATTTAAGTAAAGATTTAAAGAATATGACTCAGGAAAAAATGATACAGGCATTTGGGAGAGTTGGTAGAAGAGGTGCACAAAGTGATTATACGTTGCGTATTCGAGATGATGAATTAATTAAAAAATTATATACAAAAGAAGAAAATAAACCCGAAGTTAGGAATATGAATAGATTATTTACATAAATCATATTATCACATAAAAAATATTATGTTATAATATAATGAAAAAAAATCATTTTTTATTTGGAATTTTAGCTATAGTAATAATATTTGTCTTGTTTTCTATTCTTAGATCCAGTATGATTCCTGAACATAAACATCACCGTCGTCATCATCATGGAGATAGACCTGGGCCTAGACCACGACCCAGAAGTCGTTTGATTGGCGGTTGTAGAGGAACACGTTATGGTTGTTGCCCAGATAGTAGAACCGCTTGTAATAACGATTGTAGTAATTGTTAATGTCTATACCAAAGTTTTGATTAGATAATACGATATATAATTTTAATATTAATTAATATTTTTCTCTCCATTTAGTTTTTATTTGAAATTATTTGGAGAGAAAAATTAACAATTTATTTCTTCAATGTATACTGGTAAATTAAAATTTTCTGGTCGATATGAATTATCTACCCATTCTATAGACAAAGGCATTGTTTCCGATAATGGAGATTTGCTTGTCCAATTTTCCTTGTGCAATAATATTTGTAGTTTTTTTATTCTATTTTTTATTCCTCCTGCATTTCTTGGCGGGACGTGTTTTAATGCCCATTCAAATTGCATAGATTCTATTTTTGTTGGAAATCCATGTATTACACATATGTGTTTCCAACCATTTCCTTTACTTGTTGTATATTTAGCCCCGCCCTTAATTTCACCGTTATGTGCTCTCAGTCTCTTTTTCACATTATTCGATACACCTACATAAGTATATCCTTTGTTTTCAATAATATAACAAGACCAATTATCCATTTAAATATATTATAAAATTATTTTTATATATTATTTTAATTGTAACATTTTCCATTTTTTGTAATGACCTTTACAATATACCAAT